CTTGGTGCCCTTGGTGGCCGCACCGGTCCCGCGAGTCTTCACGGTCTGGGTGTTCGCCACCTTGTTCGGATAGCCGCAGCAGTCGGGCATCGGGGCAGGTTTCGGCTTGTTGATGACCTTCATGTCACTTACCTCGTGAGGACTTCTTCTGGTTGGCGATCTTCGCCAGATTGCGGCCCATAGCCTTCATCTGGGCATTCGTCTTGCCACCCTTGGCGAGCTTCGTCAGCTTCTTACCCGGGTGCATCTTCTTCTCGTGCTTATGGACCGCCTTGGTGACCATAGCCTTATCCTGTTTGATGTCGCTCTTCGCCATCACTTTACTCCGTCTCTACAGTCACGGTACCCACCGCGCCTTTCGCTTCTAGCACATTTACAAGCCCCGACAAACCCAGAGGATCATTGAGCCCCACGGGGTTCCAACCCCACTGGATAATGCGACTACCGTCGCTCGGGTTACCGTTCGTATTTAGCCCTGCTTGGAGGTACGTCGTGTCCGGGCGCGGGTTACGTAGCGCCTGAGGGTCATCGACCGGGTACATGCCTAGCTGCAGCTGGGGCTGGTCGGGCTCCCAGCATTCAGGACACACGAGGAGGTTTACGTTCTTCGTCTTGATGACCAAGCTACGCAGCTGCTTCAGCTTAAAGCGGAACCCACAGCGGTCGCACTGCGCGATTGCCCGCTTACCAGAGGCGAACCTATTAGGCATAGCACCTCCCTAGTAAAACAACTGGCGCGGTGCGATCCGCAACGCAGCCTTCTCGCGATCCTCGTCAGCGGCCTGCTGCCACAGCTCCTCATACTCCATCTTGAGCATCGCAGTGCGCTCAAGCGCGCCCGGAATCTTCTTCGACAGGTGGTATGCCAGCCCCGCCACCATGCACGGGAGAAAGCGGAACGGGATGTCCTGCGTCGTGATACCGTTGCCAGCATCCTGAATACGCCGGAGCCGCCAGTAGACGAAGGTATAGTAATTGCTCTGCTCCGGTGCGGGCCAGACGTTGATCTGGGGGTACGCTACGCCAGTCACCGGTTCGGTTGCGCCCGACTGACGGTTGATCCACACCTGAATAGGGCGACCCTGAGCGTTCTTGTTCGGGATCGTCGAATAGGTGTCCACGCTAATCCGCGTGATATTGATGTCAGTCTGGCCCTGCCCGGTCTGGGTACGCACCACATGGTCGATCAAGTCGATGGTATCCGCAGGGAGATCGTAGGTGATCTGTCCCTGAACCAACGGGATACTGCCCTGCTCGATGGTCCATAGGTTGATACCCCGGTTAGCCCATTCAATCGTCAGAAGATTGAGGCTTCGCCGGGCAGTGCGCAGGTCGTAGCCGGTACGGAGCTCTGCGCCGCACCGCTCAAAAGCCTCCTCAACTAGCTCATTCAAGTTGAGGTTAAATGCTGTGTTGCCGCTCGTCGTCACCGGAACCTCGCTGTTTTCTTGGCGATGGTCTTGGGCTGTTTAACGAACTGCTTGCCCTTGGCCGTGCCTTTGCGCTTGGCCTTGGTTGTAGCAGCATACTCAGATGATGTCAGCGCCTGTCGCGCCTTCTTAGGCAAGTAGCGCTCACCGGTGGCCTTAGGCCCCTGCGTCGAGGGTTTGCCAGACTTGGTCCCCCAGTCTTCCTTGGTCCACTTCGACAGGGACTTCTGTGCCTTCGTCTTGGGGCCGGAGTAGCCGCCCCCAGACTTCTTGTACCGCTGGGTAGCCAGCTGGGCTTTGCGGGCGGACCATTGACCCGGCTTGCCGCCTTTGTCGCTAGCTTTCACAGCCGCAACAATGCGCTTCCACTTGGCCTCGTCCGTCCGCGCCACCTTACTTCTTCCTCAGTTTCGCCAGCGTCTGGGCAAAACGCGCACGCTGCCCAAGTTTGCCGGGGGCCTTAGCAGCCTTGGCTAGCTTTCCTGCTGGGATTTTCTTTCCCTTAGCAACGCCAAGCTGCGCACGGAGTGCGCCGGGCTTTTTGATCGCCTTGGAGATGTCGAGCTTCTTCGCTTTGCCACCCTTCGCATATACCGCGACGGCATCAGGGTTGTCCTTCCGCTTGATGGTCTTCTTGCCCGGCATCTTGGACGCCTTCATGTCGCCCATACCTCGTGAGGCACGCATCAGCAGGTTTTCCCGCCACGCTTGTAGCCAGCCATGCCACCCATGGCCATCTTGACCATCGTGCCCTTGGTCTTGCCCTTGGTGGCGCAGCCATCGGCCTTGCCGACCTTGCCGCCCTTGGCGTACTTCTTCATTGCGCGGCCCATAGTGTCAGCCGACTTCTTCTTCATGGCGTTACCAGCCTTGCTCGCATGCTTCATAACCTTGCCTCCTTTGGCCATCGGTTTCTTCTTCATCATCATTTCGGCTTCCTTCTGCTCCATGCCCTGTATACGCGCGTGACGGTCGAGATCAGCCTGAGTAATCTCCTTGCTAGAGCGGCGCGGGGCGGGCTTCTTCTTTTTCGGCTCAGCAGGTACCGGCTTCTTTATCGGTACCCGAAGGAAAGGTTTACCTTTGGGTTCTTTGGGGCGACGGTTCATATCACTTGGTCCTTTTTGCTCGGGTCTTACCGCGAACGGCACAACCATCAATCTTACCACCCTTGGCGTATTTCTTCACCTTCCCGCCCTTGGCTTTGTTCATATCGCCCGCGCGGGGGCTGCGAAATGGGGCGGCAATTTCACCTCCCAACTGGTCGAAAAACTCCTGTTGCCGCCGCGCCGACCGCTCGGACATCTGCCGCCCGGGAGACTTCTCCTTGGGCGCTCCTCTGCTGCGCTTAGCCGCATCAGCGCCCACTGCACGGAGCCCGGCTGCGCGCGAGGAAACACCTGTGCCGCCACGGGGGCGCTTATCTACATCCATGGCACCGGCACCCGCTGGACGAAGCCCGGTAGCACGCGGAGGAGCAGGGCGCGAAGGAGCGGTACGCGAAGGAGCGGCACGCGAAGGGGTGGCGGGCTTCTTGTCAGTAGCGTACTCCAGCTTGTACTGCTTACCCTTCCAAGTGAAGGTTCCGCCCTTACCCTTGTCCTTCATGGCCTGACCGAATGCCGCGTTGAACGACATATCGTCGTAGTTCTTCTTAGTTTCAGTTTTGGGGGCGGTTTTGGCCGCTTGGGCGACCTTGGTAGCCCTGCTGAGGACACTGGGTTTGGTGCTTGCCGCCGCACTGGCTGGCGCTTTACGCGAACGGCGGGCAGCGGTCAGCGCTTCCTCAGCAGCTTTCTCCGCAGCGCGGGTTTGGGTGCGATCAGCACCGGTGCGCTTGGCGTAATCATCCTTTGCATCAGCGATGCGTTGTTCGCGCTTAGCCTTGGCCACGCTTTCGGACTTACCCTTCGCCAGAGCGATTTTGTAGTCCTTCTCGATGTCTGCCATTCGGCGATCCAGACGGGCCTTGGCGCGATCAGCGCTGCCACCCCTAGCGAACTTCTTCATCTTACGCATGGCTCAACCCTTCCTTAGCTCATCGAGCTTGTCTTCAAGGCGCTTGAAGGCGCTATCGAACCGCTCACCCAATTTATCGACCGTGGTGTTCATCTCCGCACGGGTGACATGGTCTCGTGCGATCTCCTCCCGCGTCTTGTTCAGCAGGATGCCAATACGCGACAGTTCGTCGAGCTTACCTTTAAGCAAGAAGCCCATGACCGCAACGATACCGCTGAGTACAATGTTCCATACCACGATTTCCATGCTAGCAGTTCCACGCCCTGAGGGATTTATTGATGCGGCTGTTGGGGTCCTTGGCTGCCTTGGACCCGGTGTTCTTGGCCTTCATCCCCTTCATCCGGGCGCAGAACGACTTGCGGCGAGCAGCGTCCTTCTTGGTCTTGGGGTTCGGCGCGGGAGGCTTGAGGTTCATCCCCTGCTTCTTGGCAGAGGCACGCCCCTTGGCGTTGAGGCCACCCTTCGGGTTCTTCCCTTCCTTGCGGGTCCATGCGGGGGTCTTAGCCATTACGCCACCTCTTTCTTCGGCACGATCATCGGATAGAGGACGTCGTTGCCAAAATTACCGACGTATTCTTGGATGCCCATGTGGCCGAGGGTGATCGACGGATCGACCCAAATCTCAAAGCCAAGGTCGCGGGCGCGGTCGCAGAACAGGAAGTCCTCACCGATGTAACCCTCTTCGGTGAGTTCGAAGTCGAACAGGCACGGCACGGTCTTCTCGGCGCGCTTGTCGTAGTACTTCCACTCAGGGTGAGCTTCGACCATCTGTTCGAAGACTTCACGGCGCACCAGCATGAAGGCAGTGGCCACGCGCTCAGCGCGGACCAGACCCATGCGGTTCATGGTCAGCTCGCTATTCTCATCGTACTCGAGGTTGGTGATGTACACCTTGTCCTCGCTGCGCGTGCGCGGCACGCCAGCGACAATGCCCTTCTTGGGGTCAGACCCCCACGCCATCAGGCGCAGGATGTCATCCGGTTCGAAGTTGATGTCGCTGTCGATGAAAAGGAGGTAGTCGCACGTGCTCTCCAGCAAGTCCTGCGCGAGCAGGTTGCGAGCACGCGAAACGACAGAGCAACCACAGATGCTACCGATCTGGATGTCGATCCCGTGCTGCGGGGCCACTTGGGCGAAGCGGGCAAGGGAAATCGCCAGCTTCAAGGACACCTTGAAGTCGTAGGCCGGTAGAGCGATGAAGAGACTCTTACCGGCTAGATCGTAGCTCTGTTCGTTTTGCATAGGTCACCCATAGAAAAGGACGATGGAAGCGGTATTGGTCACCGTACCATACAGTCCGTTTTCGGCAAGGATGCCTTGATCGGGGACGAGGAAATAAATCGTACCCGCATCAGCCACGTTAGGCGTGGTCACCGTGAGCAGCGTATCGCCTCCGTCGCCGTCAGTGATAACCACCGAGCCTGCATCGGTACCGCAGACAGCGTAAACGCCCTTGATACGCGACCGGAATGTCACGTTGGCATCGGTCTGGGTTACGAAGCTCCCCGTCGCCGTTAGCGGCTTCGTGGATTTGACGTCACTTTGCATAGCCATAGGAAGGCCCTCCTATTGGACTATTAACCAGCCGACAGAGTCAGGACGCCCGAATTCGACCAAACCTGACCAGCAACATTCGGATCAGCGGTCGGCAGGTTAGCGAGGCTGATGACGGTGCCAGTGGCGGTCAGGTTAGCGATGGTCGCGCTAGCGCCGTAGGTTGCGTTGGTGGTCACAGTGCCGGTCGAGGCGTTGACCGTGATGACCTGAAAGCCACCTTCCGAGCGAACCGGACCAGTGAAGGAAGTGTTAGCCATGTTTTACTCCGTGTAGCAGCACATCTCCACACCATCTCTGCTACGTCTGCTAGGTCAGTTGGTGTGGATGAAAACCCTAGGTACTTAGGTATAGCACTCAAAAGAAAAGAGGGGAAGCGGTTTCCCACTTCCCCTCCCCCCATTTCCTTAGGCAGCGCCTTCGGAACCGTACATGCCCAGAGGGTCAGACCAGCCGAAGCTATAACGCTCACGAGCCTTGTAGCGGACGTTCCCGGTGTCGAAGTCGCCGTCCATGCTCGTGCTCATCGGAGTACGAACAAAGTGCTTCAGACCGTTTGGCACGTCGGTGGTCAAGAACCACGCATCGGTGTCGGTCAAGAAGTGGTTGACGGTGTAGCCTTCGGGGATCGAGCCGTTCGACTTGATCGCGTTGATGTCGTTGTCGGCGGTACTGACGCGCAGCTCGGTTTCGAGCAGGCGGGTTGCCACAAACATCAGGCTCGGCGGAACCACCAGCTTACGCGGCTTGGCCGCGATCAGGAGGCCGCGCTCGTCGGTCCACGCAGCAATCTGGATGACCGCAGCCTCAAGCGAGGTTTCGTTGAGGTCAGCCGGGGTGCTGGGGATGTTCGAGTTGGTGCCACCCGAGACCAGCGGGTGCGAGGCCGAGAACAGCGGCTGTCCGTCGCCACCGGGGTAGTCGGTGTCGAAGCCGTTGTTGAGGACCGCAGCAGCCTTGGTCTGCTTGGTATAGGCCATGGCACGAGCCAGAGCCTTGGTGTACCGCGACGACAGCGAGTCGTAGAGGTTGTCTTCGATGGCTTCTTCCGTGAGCGAGAACCCGAGGGCAATCGTCTCATGGTTGTAGCGAGCCGTGAAAACTTCCTGTGCGTTGTCGTAGGCGATAGCCGAACCTTCGTTCTTCACCGGCGCAGCCGAGAAGCCCGAGAGCTTGGTTTCTTCTTCGAACGAACGCTCAGAAGTCTCCGTTTCGAAGATTTCCTTGTGCTCTTCGCCGTAGCGAGCATATTCCAGACCGAACAGGGCGTTCAGGCCGGGCAGGAGCTCCTTAAGGAGCTGTGCGCGTGAAATTGCCATTGGTCAGTCTCCTTAGACGCCAGTCGGGTTGAGATACTGGTGCATGCCCTGATTCCACTTGACGACGACCTCGGTGTACGAACCGGGGTTACCAACAGGCGAAGTTTCAGGGATCACGTCAACGACACGGACCGGCCACGTTGAAGTGGTGTTGGTCGTAGCACTGACAGCAACCTGCGAGTTACCGGTGGTGGTCGAACCGGAGTTCTGGACCAGCACGGCATTGTTGCCGACCGCAGTACGGGTGACGGTACCGATGGTGGTGCCGCTCGAAACCACAGCCACCTTGTACAGAGCATCCGGGTCATCCTGTACGTAAGCCATGATGTCCGAGATGTTGGTGGTGCCGGGGTAGTACTGACGGAAGGTCTTGCCGAACACCGGATCGGTGTACGAGCAGCCGAGGAAAACACCGACCGGAGTCGCAGCATTCGTACCGGTATCCTTGTCAAGGGTACCATCGCTGTTCAGCTTTACGACGTCACCGTAGAAGATGGCCGTCGAGGAGTTCACCGCGATGGGGATTTGACGAGTAGCACCAGCGAATACCTGACCGCCGATCAGATTGATCGGGATCAGCCCATAGGGGGCTGAAACAGTAGGGTATGCCATGTTTCTAAGCTCCTAGCTTATCTACCTTTGCCGAACGATGTCGTAGACTTCTTCTCACGGAAGAGGGGCATACGAGCATCGCTTTCTCGCATAAAGTTGTTGTCCACGGACTCCATCTGAGCCTGATTTTTGCCAGCGAAGTATTCCTTACGCTGCTTCATCAGTTCTTCCGGAGCCTTACAGAGCAGCAACCCTGCGACTTCGATGTTGTCTTTGAAGCGACTGTCAGGGTCTACAAGCATCCGAAACTTCGGCTGCTCTTCGATCTTGACCGGTTCCCATCCTTCGCGAAGCTTGGACGAGATATTGCGCGGGTCAGCCTGCCCTTGAGTAGAGACACGCACCCAACGGTACGCATATCCAGCCTCTTTATCCGGTTCTGGCAGGGTCGATGCCGGTTGCCAGACCTTAGGACGTTCTTCCTGCTCACGCGATTTACGAGAGGTACGGGTCGAGGTCAGAGTCTCGTCGATACCCTCCAAAAGCCCACGTTCAGCCATCTTAGTTCTCCATCTTCATCATTGCACGAACGTACTGTTCGTTAGTCAGCCCAAGCTTTTTTGCGATTGCGACTTGGGACTTGGTTAGCACGATCTTCTTGGGGGATCGGCTGCGAGAAGCGGGAGCGACGACGGGGGCGGGTTTTGTACCGCGTGGTGGTGTCGCTTCTTCCCCGAAATAATCAGGGAAACGACGACGCATGGTTTTGTCCACTGCGTCCCAGTATTCGTCGGTGCCTGCAAACTGCGGGCCACGTTCATTGATGAGCTTCTGATGAAGCCCAAGAGCCGATGCAGTCATCTCCGGGTCCGTACCGTACCACGTATTGCGCTCTTGCCACGCAATAGTCTTCTGGTCGAGCTGCGGAGCTTGCACCTGCTGTGCTTGTGGTTCTACCTCAGCTTCCTGCTCTTGTAAAGTAGGTCGGTAGCTGTTGATCTGCTGCAGCTTGTAAGAGGCTATATTCAGCTTCTCCTGTGCATCGACAATCCGATCAGCATCACCGGCTTCGTAGGCTTCACGGTATTCCCGCTTGGCCCTTTCTACCTCAAATTCGGCGTTCTGTTTGAAGCTACCTACAAGGGTCTCTTCTCCCTCGGAGAGGTTCTGCTTGAGCTTCCGGTTCTCCTCCAGCAGCCGCTGCGCAGCAGCAAGAGCTTCAGCCTTTTCCCGAGCCTCGCGCTCCTTTTCCCGGCGCTCATCGTGCCAGACTTTCTTCATCTGCTTGAGGCGGATTTTGACCTTCTCGGAGTATTCCTCCAGCTCGTCCGCTTCCAGTTCCTCGACTACCTCCTTGGGCATGGGCTCACGCCCACGATCCTCCTCGGGAGTGTCGTCTTCGATATCAATTTCCGGGCCGTCGCCTTCATCGGAAACGGGGGTAGTTTCTTCCTCGCCCTCAACTTCGAACGAGAAATCGTCATCATCAGGCTTCGTAGCCATTAGTTTTCTCCTTTGTACGGGTTACGCCCGTTAAGCGCGGGAAATGCCCCGAGGGTCTTCTACAACAGCTTCAACCGAGTCATCGTTGATGATCCGGAACTCGCGGCCATGGATTTTCACGCGGCTACCGGCATGCGGGCGGGTGAGGATAAAGTCCCCCTCCTTGCACCACGGGCCGCTCGGGAACCTCTTCTCATCCTTAAAGGCGTCGGGACCTAGCTTGATGACGAACAGCACCGGGGTGGTGAGCTCCTCGTACTGCTTGGTTATATCTGCCTTGAATATGCCGCCTTCCGTCTTGTCTTCGGCATCCGGCACGCCGCACAGAATACGATAACCCGACGGGTCGGGCAGCATCTTGGCGCGTTCCTCAATGGGGACTTCGGGTTCAGCGGGTTCGGCCTTGAGTTCCTTGCCGTTGAGACCCACAAGCGCGGGTTTGGCCGCGCCAATGATATCAGTCATCATTCTCTTCCATATGTTGAGCGGTGTCCTGAAGGATACCAGTTACGACCATAAGTCCACGGATTATGCCGCAGGCATATTTGTACTCGCCATAGTCTTTAGCGGTACCACGGGCGATATCGTCGCTAATCACGGCGATCTCGTCCTGCACCTTCTTCGCTAGGTACTGGATTAGGTCATTACTCATTCAGACTCCTTTGGCTGCTGAGTTGGGGAAACAGGGGTACGTTCCATTTGAGCTGCTTCGCGGGCGATCTCGACACCCATACGAAGCCCCTCCATTTGTTCCTTGGCGGACAGGTTGGCCTTGTCCGTTGCAACCTTGGCCCCGACTTGGAGGCCAGCGATTTCTTGTTGAGAGGCGATGCGCTTCTCTTCGAGCTCGATGCGGTCTTGCTTCTCGGCAGCCTCGATCATGAGCTTCTGCTTTTTCAGCTCCAGCTCGCCCTGCTTGATCTGAAGCTCCTGCATCTGCATCTGGACGATGGGGTCCTGCATAATCTGCTCGTTCTGCTGCTGGGCAGCCTCAGCTTGGTTCTTCTGGAGCAGCTGCGCCGAAGCAGCGGCAGCAAGGCGCGAAACCGCAATCTCGGTCTGCTCGTCCATCTCAGCGTCGGGCGGAGGCAGCGGGACACCAGCGGTCATCTCGATCTGACGCCGGTACTCGAAGGCCAAGTGTTCAGCGACGTGGGCGTTCATAGCCGCCATCATAGCCTGCGCGTTGGGGTTCTGCCCCAGCAGCTGCTGGACCTTGGGGTCCTGCATAGCCATCATGTGCACGGCGATGTGCGCCTCGTGGTCTTGGTAGATAAACGCCTTCACGGGCTTACCGTTGATGACGTCCATATTCTCCGAGACCGGATCACGCGGCTTCATATCCTCGTCGTCCTTCAAAGGGACGAGCTTGCTGGCATTCTTGATACCCAGCACCTCCAACATCTGCCGATGCAGGTAGGGCATGTCGTAAATCTGCGGGGCACCTTGGGCCAGCTGGATGACCGCCTGATACTGGACAATCTTCTGCGCCATGGTGGCCGCGTTGGGGTCGCTGACGGGGATGACCTCGACGTCATCATAGTCCGACTGCTTGGCCTTGCGGCTACCCTCATCCGGCTCGTAGCTATATGCCGCTGGCGTGTAGGCAGCGATGATGTCCTTGAGGAGCTTGAACTCCTGCTTCATCGCGTAGTGGATGCGCGCCTGCACAGCCGACATCATTTTCAGCGTGCGTTCGAGGATAGCCAGCGTCGTGCCCACAGGAGCCTGCGCCGACATGTCGCTGATCTTCATGTCCGCCATACCGGCGAACTTGCGGCCTTCATCGACGATGGTGTTCAACAGCTGGTACAGGACGCCCGAAGGCTCTTTATACGGCAGCGGCATGATATTGTCGCGCATGGTGCCCGAGGCGACGTCCACGTCGCGCCACTCAGCAGGGCTGATGGGGGTGTCATCACCTTTGACGCGCAGACCCTTGGTCTTGAAACCCCCCGGCAAGTTCGACAGCGTACCCGCGTCCACGAGCTGACGGATGATCGAGGTACCCGACTTGGCAAAGGCACCGATCAGGTGGATGAGGCCGAAGGCATAGAAGCCAAAGCCCGGCACGTACGAGTAGTGTACGAAGTGGTTGCGCTTGAGTTTCTTCTTGTCGCTCGGGTCCCAGTTGCGGCGAATAGCCAGCACGGCCTCCGACGCCTTGTCGATGGTCACCACGTAAGGCAGAGCGACGTCACCGTCCTCGCTGTCGCGATACTTGTCGTCCTCGATCACCAGATCGACGTGCATCTCCAGCAGCTTGTACCGGTCGTCTGTCTCGGCCCTGAAGCCCAGCTTTTCAGCGATCTTCTTCTCGATCTCGTCGAGGGTGTTTGTCGGCTCACCCAGATCAACGTCAACATAGAAGCCATCGCGCTGCAGCTTCCGAAGCTCGTTGGGTGTCTTGCGCATCACATGCGTTACCCGTTCAGCAGTCTCCAGACTGCTGGCACCATATGGTACAACGACGTCGTCAGCAGTGACGTACATCGCGACCTGACGCCCCAACGAGGGGTCGAAATAGACCTTCTTGAACGCATTACCTGCGAGGCCCAACCCCCACAACATGCGCTCGTGTTCCGGCCTATACTCCACCATCACATCAGTCAGCTGGTGGTTCATGTCCTCTTGGACACGAGAAGCTGCGTCACGCTTGGCGGGAGTCTCTTTGCCGATGACCTTGGTCCGCACCGGCCCTTGAGCCGGAAAGGTCTCCATCATGGTCTCAGCTTGGAACTTGACAACGGCCTCAGCCAGCAGAGGATGGTAGACTCCACACGCGCCCGGCCACGGCTCCGTGCGATCCTCTATCTTCATACCCAGAAGCTCAAGGCCATCCACGTAGGTCTGCACCCAGTCGTTCCGGCTGTTGACGTCCTCGTCGAACTCACCGACCAGATCACCTGCCAACTGGGCCAGCTGCTCCTCGTCGAGCTCCTCAGCGAGGTTGTCGTTGAAGTCGTCTTCCGCGTCGCTCGGGTCGAGCTCGATCCCAAGCCCATCAATGTCGATGGTGACGGACTCCGGGTCCTCAATCTCAATCTCGATGTCCGGCTCAGGCACGTTCACGCCCGGCATCATGCCGGAAGCTAGCGTAGCATCGAGACCCAGCGGGGCCTGTCCGAGCGACTTGTCAACGGCCATTTACTTAGCCTTCCTCTTGGGTGCGGGCTTCTTGACCGGTTGGACCGTTTCGGTCTTTTCGGTCTTTTCGGTCTTTTCGGTCTCTACAGGGGCAACCTGCTCCTCGGGCTCTTGTGTCGTCATCTTGGCCTGCACCGCATTGGCTTCCGCCACGGCAGTGGCGAGCTTGAAGCCCAGCCGCCCGCTCTTGTTGAACGCTTCACGGGCCTCAGGGCCCCACTTGGCCCACTGGGTTTTCCCAATCGGGAACTCTGCCTTAACTTCGGTCATCAATAATATCCTCGGTTGCGGTTTGACTTGAAATACACGGGTTCGTCGGGCTCGTCCAGTTCAGTACTTACATAGCCACCCCTGCGGAAGCGGTGCATAGCCATTGATACCGTATCCACGTAGTCATCATGTGCGCCTGCAGGGAACTCAGCGACCTCGTCAACGACCTCTTCGGCCCACCGAGTAGCAGGAGCCCATACCCGTCCAGACGCAAACAAGTCGCTCACAGCGTTCAAACGCGAAATCTTGTCGTTCCCCCGTGTCGGGGTAAAATCCTGCACTGGAATACCCATGGCCCTCATCTCGTAGATCAAAGGCGCACCTGAAGCCTTCTTTTCGATTATCACGCTGTCCGGTTGCCACTCTTTGTACTCCTCGATGGCCACGCGTTTCAGCTCCGGGAACTCCATACGGTCCCGAAAAGCATTGAGCAGGATGATATTGGCCTGCTCTACGCCGCTATCGTCGGGGTGGTAGAACACCCCCCACGTCGTGCAGGCACTGAAGTCAGCGCGCTGGCTCTTCTCAAAGGCCGTATCCCAGCTCTGGAGGATGAAATCGCACGCTGGAGGGTAATCTTTGGGCCATTCCTGCCACCATTCGCGCTTTACGATGGCCGCTGACTCAGAAATCGGGTTCTGCTGGTACTGAGCCATCCACTTGGAGTTGGGGACGTCTCGTTTGACCTTCAGAAGCTCTTCCAACTCCCAAAACTCGGGCCACAGGGGCTTCTCCGAGGGGAGAATGGCGGGAAATTCGATGACTTCCCACTCATCTAGGCTGTCATTAGCAGCCGCATCCTTGAGAATTTGCCCGGTCAGGTCTCTTTTTGACCATCTGGTCATAACCACGACGATGGCCCCGCCCGGCTGGAGGCGCTGACGAGGGCCAGAAGTGTACCATTCGTAGGTCTTGTCGTAAATATCCGGGTTGATTTCCGCTAGCGCCGCTTCCTGCTCGGAGTGCGGGTCGTCGATGATGAGGACGTCCGCCCCTTTACCCGTGACGGCACCCCCAATACCGATAGCGAAATAGTCCCCCTGCTTGTTGGTGTTCCATCGCCCGGCTGCTTTGGAGTCCGATGCCAGTGCAAGATCAGGAAATATGTTTTTGTAGGCTTCCGTATCGACCAAGTTACGCACTTTACGTCCGAAGCCGACGGCGAGCTCAGCTGTGTGGGAGCACTGGATGACCTTCTTGTGCGGGTACTTCCCCAGAAACCAAGCAGGCAGTAGATAAGAGGCAAACTCAGACTTAGTGTGGCGAGGAGGCATATTAATGATAAGCCTTTTACACTCGCCCCTAGCCACCCGCTCAAACGCATCAGCCATTTTCGCATGGTGTCGCCCTCCAATAAATGTCGGCCAAACCTCACTGACGAAGGGTAGGAACCGATCCTGTGCCGCCTTGCGTTTCTTGAGCTCCGTGAGCTTATCAAGCTCAGCGAGCAGCTGCTCCTGCTCGTGAAGCGGGAGTTTGTGAAGTATCTTCGGGATATCCTCGAGGGAAATGTTCACGGGTCGAGTTCCTCGCCGCGCAGCCACTGACAAAGCAGCTTCTGCATCAGACGCATGTTCTCGTCCTTGACCGTGGTCTCGCCTTCATCCGTAATAATCTCGGTCTCATCGGTCAACCAACCGTGAAGTGCTGGCCCCTTAGTGAGGACAATCATCTGGTCATCGCCTGCGACCCTAACGGCATCACAGCCCTCCGCACCCGCAGCAAAGAACCCATGCAGGGCAACCACATTAATCTTCGTCATCGGCTTGCTCCTCTTCCTCGTCGCCTTCCACCTCGGAAAACTCACCCTCGACGATGCCCAACTCCTCATCGAGGTCCATGCCCAGCGGCTTGACGTCCACGACGTCTGCATTCAGCAGGCGTTTGACGCGCTCCTTGATCGCAGCCTCAAGGCTGTCCGGGTTGCTGTAATTCACCGTGACCTCACTGCGCTCGGTGAACAACCCGACGTCCGAGTGCTTGCCCAGCAGCTCAATGGCCTTCAGCTCATACTTGGTCTCACCGCAGTCGGCGATCTCCAGCAGCTTGTTGGTGAGCGCAGCGCGCACCTGATCGACGTCGAGGGCACGCGACTGGCCGTACGCCTTGAGGAATGCAGCTGCGCCAAGGGCAGCAGGGAGGGAGGATTTGAGTGGGGTGATGGTCTGGTCGGTGATGGCCTTGTCCAGCAGGGCCGCTTCTTCTGTCAGAGTCCCCTTGCTCGCCTCGACCGGTGCGCCAAGCCCTTCCAGCAGCTCCGCCGTGCTCGCCACCGACGCCAGCTTATCGGCAAAGGAGTCTAGCTCTTCATCCGACGTGTCATAGGGCACGGGATACTCATCGCTAGGTTCGACTTTGACTACAGGCATAGGTGTGCAGCGTCCGGTTTGAGGGAGCAGAGCCACTGTCTAGCAGCGTATGGGGGCGCGGATCAAGTGTCCTTATTAGTGTAGCCAAATGTGATGTAGGTCTTCTTGCGGTGGCAGTTAGCGCAGCGGATTTCGCACTTGGCTATCTCAACTTCCAACCGGGCCAGTGAGGTGTTGCGTCTAACTGCCTCGCCTATATTGAAATGCTTCTCCCCTCTGACGTGGTCGAACTCCAGCACCACAGGGTCAGTCTCCCCGCAGTCCACGCAGGGGTGCGCCTTCAGGTGTTCCAATATAAATGCCCGAATCCGAGTGCGATTGTGTCGCACGCGGGCGCACGCTTGCGCCCTTAGGCGCTCCCTGTTGGCAGCATACCGCTGACGGCTACGTTTGCGCGCCTCTTCCTTGGTCGGGTCCCGTCCGGCCATGGGTTAGGTACATACAGCAAAAACATGAAAAAATAAATATTATAGGGGCGTAGGAGGAGGTACGGGTCCCTTTATGGGGGTGGGGTCCCAGATACACGAAGCGCCGGGCATCCGCAGGAAAAAAGTAGGGGTAGGGGGGTCGCTTGATTTCTGAAATGTGGTGGTGGGATGTGCAGAATAGTAAGTATATAGGGAGCGTGGAGTCCCAAACTCAGTAAGGGGGGATGGGGACGGGTAGGGCCCAGCGTAACCACATATCTACCTCCATATACCCCTAGTCTATTTCTAATTCCCTATCCTCTTAAAAACAAAAGCGAGCGAAGCGAGCGAGAAATTTTCTAGGCTGCGGCTGCACCGCGCCTTGTGCTGCTTAGGTGCTTAACTTGAGTTAAGGGCTGCCGCTGTTAATTCGCGGGCTGATTTGGTCTAAGCGGGTGTATCGGCTATATTTAAATGGCTGGGGGAAGTCCTCCAGCGCGGCGCTGCCGCTTATCTCAAGTTAAGGTCTTTTGTTTATGGCTACTATTTCTAACGTCTCGCTTATCGCTCTGGGTATCAATGAGGTTCGGGAAGGATCGTCTATTGTCGAGGGCGGATTAACTCACATTGCCGAGGGTATCTGTGAAGCGTGGAACTCCTCGGTGCGCTGGTTTTATGGCTCCGGTGACAAGGAAGTCTCCGGCGTCTGCGTTATTCGCGATATGTTCAAGGGTCGGCACAATGAGGCGGGCGAGGCTGATAGCAGGTTCCTCCCGGCTATGTATCGTTCCATTGCGGAAGCTTATGGGGTCGATGGTGAATTCTCCCCGGCTGACAAGATGGCTTTCTCCCGCGCCTTCGCCATTGCTGCGGCTCGTATGTCGGGCGCACCTGTCGAATTTGTCGATACCAAAGTAAAGCGCAAGGGTAAGGACGTGAAAGTGCGGGCTGTGCAAGTGCCTGCCTCGGTCGCCTTCAAGCTGTCCACTGATGACGGGAAACTGACGGAAGTCGGGCAAAAGGCGGTCGATGCGGTCAAGGGCGTGTTGCGGTTCAATCGTCAAGCTGTGCCTGATGACGCCGAGCTGCTTAAGCGTGCGAGTGAAATGCCTGTCGCCTGCGCTGGGGGCAAGGATGAACTATTCGGCAAGACTCCATCCTCAACGTCCATTTCCAACACACTGCGGGACGTTGCGGTCAAAGCTGGTTCGATGCCTGCTCCCAGAACGCGCAAGGCAAGCGGGGATAAGGGAACATCGTTTATCAACGCACTGTCCTATGTCCTCGAATGCCTCAATTCTCTGGACAGTGAAGAGCCGGAGATTGCGATTGCGAACGAAGGTGAAAAGCTGATGCGTGCTGTCGCAGAACGTATCGCTGCGCACTTCGCCGAATAACAACTTAGGGGGCGCGCTCCGGCGCGCTCCCGCTCCCGCTCCGCCTCGCACGCCTTCGGGCGTGCGGGGTTTTTTTGTGCCCGGATTCCGCGCGCCTCGGGCGCCCCGCGCCCGTCGATCCGAAGGATCGACCAAACAAGCTAACGCCAAGCGTAGCTTGTCCTAATAGGATGAT